CGACTACGACCGTGGCCGGGCAGAAGCTCACCGTCTACTTCGAATACAACGCCACCTCCAGCAAGTGGCGCTGCGTGGGGTACGCATGAGGGGCGGGCGCGGTAACCGCTACCAGGCAGGCAGCGGCACCCTGGCGCTGCTGTCGCCGAGTCCCACGCTGGCCACGGGGACCAACACCTTCCCATGCTGCGGCGTGGTGTCTCCGGATGGGCTGCACCTCTATGCTGGGCTGGACACTGCTGGCAACGTGCAGCAGATGGCGCGCGCTTCGGATGGCTCTCTGACGAACCTGAGCACGGCGACCATTGCGGCGCCGACGAACCCCAGGCAAATCACCATCTCGCCGGATGGGAAGCACGTCTATGCGACGCGCGCAGGCGGCGACAAGGTGCGGGCCTTCAGCCGCAATTCCAGCACTGGGCTGCTGACGCTGATCGCTGACTATGTGGGCGTGACGTACCCCATTGGGGTCATCGTCTCTCCGGATGGCGCCTACGTGTATGCGGTGAACAAGGCGCCTGGTGCTGTGCCCTCCATTTCGATGTACAGCCGCAATTCGAGCACTGGGGTGCTGACGGCACTGTCTCCGGCCACCATCAGTTTCGGGGTGTCGGATGCGCAGGGCATTGGCATTGCGATGTACGGCACTTCGGTCTACGTGGGGTGCTTCAACAACTCGACGTTCTACGCCTTCACGCAGGACTCTGGAACAGGGCTGCTGTCGGCGCACAGCACGCCCAGCTACACGGCTGGCAGCAAGCCAGCCTGGATCGGCATCGCGCCTGACGGCACGTCTGTCTATGTCGTGAACGATGGCGCGGCCACTGTGTCGCAGTACAGCCGGGCGACGGATGGCACCTTGACCTCCATTGGCTCTGCCCTTGCTGCCGGGAATGGGCCGTACTCCATCGCCATCACCCCGGACGGGAAGCACGTCTACATCGGCGGCAGCGATGGCCAAACCGTGTACCAGTACAGCCGCGATACCGGCACCGGCCTGCTCACAGCGAAGGCGCCGGCTTTCGTCCGCTCGCAGCCTGGCTGGAGCACCGTGGTTGGCAGTGGCGGTCCACAGTCCATTTGCATCTCTCCTGACGGCCAGAACCTCTACACGTTCGGGACGACTCCAAGCCACGCCATCGCGGCATTTCACATCCGCCCGTAAGGACTGACGATGTTCGGTTTTGCACCATTCGGCACCACGCCGTTCGGGACTATCCCGTCCTCCGGGGCGGTGACGGCAACGATCAGCGGCGCGGGGGGGATTGCAAGCGGTGAAGGCTTCGGCAACCCAGCTGTTGCGATGGTGGCATCCATCTTGGCGGCCGGCGCCATCGGCTCGGACGCTGGAGTCGGTTCTCCCGTCGTCACGACTGGAGCCGTGGCGACCATCAGCTCTGCCGGTGGCATTGCATCCGCGTCAGCAGTCGGGACGCCGGCTATCTCCACCGGCAGCGTGGCAGCAGTCGGAGCAGCTGGCGCCATCTCCTCCGCTGAAGGGTTCGGCTCCGCGACCGTGGGGACACTGGCTACTGCCAGCGTCTCGACTGCCGGTGGCATCGGTTCTGCAGCAGCGTTCGGCAGCCCGAGCGTGTCGACGACGCTTGGAGCCAGCGAAGAGCCTGTCACCGTTGCGGAGGCCAAGCTGGCTGCGCGGCTGGAAGCGGATGACACCGAGCTCGACCTCTACATTGAGGGCGTGATCACCGCGGCGCGCGAGCAGGCTGAGCAGCTCACTGGCCGCGTCTACAAGCTGCGGACGTTCACGGTCAAGCTCAAGGACTGGCCGGTCTCTGGCCAGATCCTGCCGGTGCACGAGCCGAGCGCTTGTGTGATCAGCTATTGGGATGCCACCGGTGCGTGGCACACGATGGACTCCTCGGCTTTCGAGTTCGCGGCTGTCGGTGCTGGCGTCGAGGTGGCTCCTGACCTGGACACCTCCTGGCCTGTGCTGGGCCGCAAGGCTGTCGGCGAACGCGTGCGCATCACATTCACCGCCGGTCCGGCGAGCGCTGGCGAGGTCAGTGAGGCAGTGAAGCTCTACATCAAGGCGCAGGTCACGGGCTGGGCTCGCAATCCGTCCTCCGTGGCGTCGAAGGACTTCAAGGCCTCGCCGCTGCTCGACCACCTCCTGGACAGCGAGATCGTCTACTGATGGACCAGCGAGTCAAGCTGCAGGCCCAGCAGTTTGTCCAGGGCCCGATGGGGGATACCTCGTCCTGGGTTGACGTCGCGACGATCTGGGCTGAGGTGCGCTACCTCTCCGGCGTGCAGTTCGTCCGGGCCGGCGCCCAGGCAGGGCAGGCTAGCGTGTCGATCAAGGTCAACCGCCGCGACGGTCTGAGCCCGTCCATGCGCGTGCTCTACAAGGGCCGTACTTTCGAGATCCTGGCCGTGCTGCCTGACGAGATCGAGCGGATCTACACCTTCCTGGTGTGCAAGGAGCTGCAGGCATGAGCGGGTTCAGCATGAACTTCGACGTCGCTGGCTTAGAGCGCATTCTGGCTGCAGACGAGCAGGCCATTCAGGAGGAGATTCGCCCTGCTGCACAGGCTGGTGCGCAGGTCCTGTACGAGGCAGTGCAGCGAAACGTTTCTGCTATCGGTCGAAAGTCCGGGAGGCTGGCGGCATCGATCTATCAGGCCTACAGCCAAAAGCAGAGCACCGAGACGATGGCGACCTATCACATCTCGTGGCGCACTGGCTCAAACAAGGACGAGAAGGGCAAGCGCATCTCGTCTGGGCTTCCGACAGCACCTCACGGCCACCTTCTCGAGTACGGCTACTTCCAGCGGTACAAGATGTACGTCGACAACCAAGGCGTCGTGCGCCCGATGGTGCGGCCAGGCATGGAAGGGCAGCCGAAGCCACTTGGAAGCCGCTTCAGCCAGGCGACAAAGAACGCCTACTGGGTCCCGCGCCCCGGTGGACCGGTTCATGTGCCAGGGCATGCGTTTGTGCGACGAGCCGCTGACCAGTTCCCGCAGGCGCTCGAGGCGATGCATGCCGAACTCATCAAGCGGTTGACAGCGAAGGGCGTCATCAAGTGAGCGTTGAATCCGAACTGGTGGCAGTCCTGCGAACTGCCTGCCCGCGCGTTTTCGCTGACATCGCCACCGTGCCTCCAGAGCGTCCCTATGTCATCTGGCAGGGCATTGGCGGGCCGGCTACTCGCTACGTCGACAACCAGGCCGCCGACAAGCGCCGCGTGCGCGTGACCATCACCAGCTGGGCCGAGTCCAGGGAGGCTGCCAACGCGCTGGCCCAGGACATCGAGGCGCGGTTGGCCTCCGCCACGAGCATCGTAGGCGCGCCTGAAGCTGAGGCCGCCGCCATCGTCGAGCCTGACAACGTGCCGATTCTGTACGGCGCGCAGCAGGACTTCCTGATCGTCGGCGCCCGCTGACACCGAACACGGCCAGTAGGCCAGCAAGTCGCCCGCCCGGGTAACCGCGGCGGGCTTTTTTCTGCCCGTCAGGGCGCATCCAAGAACCCGCCTCGTGCGGGTTTTTTCGTTTCTGAAAGGCCCTCACCATGGCACAAGTACCGACCGGTTCCACCTTCTTCGTCGCCACGGCCTTCGCTTCGCCGAAGACCGTCAGCGGCATCACCAATGCCAGCCCTGCAGTGGTCACGAGCACCGCGCACGGCTACTCGAACGGCGACATCGTTCTGGTGGCGTCCGGCTGGGGCCGCCTGAACAAGCGCGTGTTCCGCGTGGCCAACGTGACCACCAACACGTTCGAGCTGGAAGGTCAGGACACGACCAACACCACGTTCTACCCGGCCGGCGCGTCCGCCGGCACCACGACCAAGGTGAACACCTTCACCCAGGTCACGACCGTGATGAATCCGCAGTCCAGCGGCGGCGACCCGAAGACCGTGAACTACAAGTTCGTGGAGTCCGATGTGGAGTACGCCATCAACGACGGCTTCAACGCGACCTCCTACAACTTCGAGATGGACGCCGACTCCATCGGCTCGGCCGGCTACACGTCGCTGAAGTCGCTGACCGAAGTGCAGACCGACACGTGCCTGCTGATCGTCCTGCGCTCGGGCTCCAAGATCTACCAGCCCTGCACCGTGGCTCTGAATGAGGCCGTCCAGATGCAGGAAGGCCAGATCAACCGCGTCCGCGCTGCCTTCAACGGCAACAACCGCCTGACTCGGTACGCCTCCTGATCCCCCGGGCTGACGCCCACCACCAAGCACCGACCGGGCCCGGTTCTCTTCCGTCGCGGGGAGAGGCCGGGTCTGGCACGGGCATTTCATACCCGCGAAGGAATTCAAATATGTCCAAGATCAAGCTGGGCCAGCGTCCCGAGTTCATCGAGCGAGTCGTCGCGTTCAACATGCCGGATGGCTCTGAGGGCACGATCATCTGCCGCTTCCGCTATCGAACTCGCAAGGAGTTCGGGACGTTCCTGAAGGAGATGCTCGTTCCTCCTGTCGGAAACACCGATGACAAGACGTCCATCGAGACGGCCATCGCTCTTGCCGTTGACCAGAACGCCAAGTATCTGAACAGCATCCTCGTCGGCTGGAACCTGGATGAAGAACTGAGTGTGGATACGCTGACGCAGTTTGCCGACGAACTGCCGGCGGGCGCACGGGCCGTGATGGATGCCTATGCTGGCGCCATCTCTGAGGGTCGCCTGGGAAACTGACGCAGGCCGCCCGAGCGGCCTATTTTGTACAGCCGAAAGATAGCGACTTCACTGCCGAGGACTACGGCTTCGATAACGTCGAGGTATGGCCTGAGAATTGGATGTCGTTCGCGACGTTCATGGATCTGCAGACGCAGTGGCGTGTCGCTCCGATGGGTGGGCTGCTCGGGCTTGACTACTCGGCCATGTACCCTCTGCTGGACAGGATCTGCATCGACGAGGAGGACTGGAAGTCGATGTTCGCAGACATCAAGGCCATGGAGGCTGCTGCGATTGATCAGTCGAGAGGCGGGGGCGGCTGACTACTCGTCAAGCCGCTCGATCTTTACGGTGTAGTCCCGCCCGCTCATGCCAGGAGGGGACATCCCGAGGCTGGACTGAACTGCATTGAGTTCC